TGAGGCATCCGACACAGCAAAGGTCGCTGTTTCCGGTGTAACGTATGACGTTGAACCGGGTGAAGCTCCGACACTTGCTTATCTGTGGCAGATTCGCGCAAAGACCGGAACTACCTGGACGGATTTGACCTCTTCTTACACCGGTTACAACACCAGTGAGCTGACGATCAAAGCCGCGGATGCTGAAAAGCATTATCGCTGCAAGGTGACCGCGTCCGGTTCCGCTACTGGTACGGTGTATTCTGACGAGTGCACGGTGCAGGCCGGAGATTGATGAATAAAGAGAGGCAGTTATGACCGATGAGGAAAAGAAAACATTGATTGGGCTTATGAGCGACGAGCAGGACGAGTCGGTCGTAGCTGCCTACTTTTCGCTGGCAAAACAGATCATCTTCGAAAAGGCGTTTCCTTTCGGAAATTTTCCGGAAGAAATGCCGAGTCAGTATGACGGAGTGCATGTTGAGATCGCGGTGTATCTGCTCAACAAGAGAGGCGCGGAGGGAGAGAGTGTGCATCTCGAAAACGGAGTCTCCCGACACTGGGAAGATGGCTCCGTACCTCCTTCTCTGCTGAGACGGATCATTCCTTTTGCAGGTGTCGTAGGAGGATCTAATGCGTCTGGTGAAACGGAACCTTAGATCAATTTACTACAGTCTGTACAGCGATCGGCTGCCGATTCTGGATGAAGACGGCTATGAGAGCGGGGAAAATGGTATCGGGTATGAGGACCCGGTGGAACTGAAATGCAATGTTTCCCCGGCGTCCGGACGGACCACCAGTGAGATGTTCGGGTCTGATGAGAATTACGACAAGATCATCATCACGGACCAGATGGACTGCCCGATAGATGAAAACACAATGCTGTTTGTGGACCGGGTCCCGGCATGGTCTGAGGATGAGCCTCCGGTGCTGCTGAACACGGCTGACTATATGGTCAAACGGGTCGCTCGATCTCTGCATCACATCAGTTATGCGGTGAGCAGGGTGAAGGGTGGTACGGCATGAGACAGCGGAAGATCAGCTGCACTCTGGATCCGAAAAGCATTGATCAGGCGATCCAGGATCTAAATGACTGGAAGGTCAATTGGCTGGAGGACCGCTGCCATAAGCTGTTGGTGGAATTGACAAACACCGGAGCATTTTGGGCGCGGACTCATTTCGGGAATGCTGTATACGATGGTGACAGGACCGTGAAAGTGTATTTCGAGGAACGCGGTGACGATGCTTTTGCGGTGATCGCGATGGGAAAATCCGCAGTGTTCATCGAGTTTGGATCAGGGGTCCGTTATCCTGACGATCATCCGCTGGCGCATTCCATGGGAATGTTCCGGGGGATGTATGGTGCAGGAAAAGGCGGCAGTCCGAAAGGATGGACCTACTACGGTGAACCCGGCAGTCATGGAAAACGGCTGCGGGATGGAGTCTACAGGACTTACGGGAATCCGGCCAACCAGTGTATGTACCGCACGATGCAGGAGCTTCGTGAGAATTTCGAAAAGATCGCACGGAGGATCTTCCAATGATCGACTGTGAAAACGAAGTTTATACCAGGATCGCAACAGCACTGCGGGCGGCACATCCGGGGATCGATGTCAGCGGAGTGTTGGAGAATGTCCCTGCTGCTTTTCCTCATGTGACCGTCGAGATGACGGATAACAAAGAGATCCGGAGCGCGGACGGGCATGAGCGGGAAGAAGTCACCTTTACCGTGAACATCTTTTCGATAGCCCCGACCGGAAAAAAGACAGAGGCCAAAAAGATCGCTCAAACGGTCGATGAGGCTTTCAGGAAGATCAACGGGCGGCGGCTGATGCTGAGCCGGACACCGAACGAAGATGATCCGACGATTTATCGAATAACCGTACAGTTCCAATTTGTGACTGACGGAGTGAATTTTTACAGGAGTTGAAAATGGCTATATCTACTTATAAAACTTTTTTGATGCACGGCACTGGAACCGGAACGATCACTTATGAAAAGCTGATCGACATCAAGGAATTTCCTGATCTCGGCGGTGATCCTGAAATGATCGACGTCACGACCCTGAGTGACAAGATCCAGCACTACATCATGGGTATTCAGTCCAATGAAGGCCTGAACTTCACTGCGAACTACACCAAAGCCGATTTCACAGCCCTCAAGGCTCTGGAAGGCAAGGATGAAAAGTACGCGGTCTGGTTCGGTGGGACCGAGTCCAATGGTGTCGTGACTCCGGATGGATCCGCAGGAAAGTTTTCCTTTGACGGGCAGCTGTCTTGCTTTGTCAATGGCGGCGGCGTGAATGAAGCCGTGAACATGAGCATCACGATCGCTCCAACGAGCGACATCGCGTTTGAATGATCTTAATGGGGACATTTTCGCAAACGGGAATTAGTGGGGACAGTCCCATGAAGGGACAGTCCCCGTTGAAAAACAATTTTAAGAATTGAGGTTAGATATGGCGAAACAGATCACTTTTTCCTACAACGGTAAGGATTACAAACTGGAATTCACACGGCGGACCGTCCAGGAGATGGAACGGGAAGGTTTTGAAGTGGACAACATCCAGACCAAACCAATGACTGCTCTGCCGGCATTATTTGCCGGAGCTTTCAAAGCCAATCACCGCTTCATGAAGCGAGAACTGGTGGATGAGATCTATGCGGCAATGCCGAATAAAGAAGGACTGATCCAGAAGCTGGCTGAGATGTACAACGAACCGCTGCAGACCCTGCTGAGTGAACCTGAGGAGGGATCTGAAAAAAAAGTGGAGAACTTCACGGCGAGCTGGTAACGAAAGAGGGGAAGGGTCCGGAGCGGGCTCTTCCCGGCTATTCCGAACAGTTCGAGAGGGTTTGCGGTTGGTACCTTTCGATCGGGATGTCATATTCCGATTACTGGGATGGAGATCCCATCATGGCGAAATATTACCGGGAGAAATACCGGTGCGATATGGAGCGGCGGAACACCGAACTGTGGCTGCAGGGAGCTTATGTTTATGAAGCAATCCTGGATGCAATGCCAGCCTTCAATTTCTTCAGCAAGAAGCGGAAGCCTGTGCCTTACAGAGATGAGCCGATGCCTTTGAGCGGGAGAGAAAAGAAGAGCAGTGAGGAACGGAAGGCTGAAAAGCAACTGAATTCCGGTAAGAAATTCCTGGAAGCATGGGCGGCTACGGTAAACGCAAACCGAAAGAAAAAACAGGAGCAGATAAATGGCAGTTGAATTTGAACCTTTAGTATTTGAGATTAAACAAGGAAGCAATGATGCTGCGAAAGGTGTCGATGAGCTGGTTCAGAGTCTCGGAAAGCTGAAAAGCGCAACTGGCAATTTGTCTGCTCTTTCCCGAACTGCATCATCCCTGAAAAAATTAAACAATACTCTTAGTGGTTTTCGAGCAGAAACCCTGACAAAATTAGCTTCCGCTCTTGAAACTTTGAACCGAGTGCAGGATATTCGCATTCCTCCGTCTCTAAGCCGAAATATTGCCGCTGTGAGCGGCGCTTTGACGATCATCAAACCTGAACATGTGGACCTGCTCAATCGAATGAGTGACGCTATCGTGCGGTTAGGCCGTGTGCAGGATATCACGCTGCAACGATCTTTAGGTGATCGAATCCGAAGTATTGCGGAAGGCATCAATCATCTGACTGATGAAGGGATTGCGCGATTAGAGCGGCTGGCGGCTGCATTGCAGCAGATTGACCGTGTCGGGAATATTCGTATTCCGAATGTGAATTTCTCATCGAGAGGGACTCAAACGTCTCCTCTGCCTACCGTTCCCCGAGACTCAGGTGTGGGAACATCCGCTGCTATGGCTGAGGCCCGGAGCAGGATCGATGGTGCCAGCAGTTCTGTTGATGCCGTTCAATCGTCGTTAGAGGAAGTACGAGCCAGTACAGCAGCAGCTACTGCAGAGGCAGAAGCATTTTCGCAAACTCTTGGAGCGATAAGTCAAGTGGCCATGGTTGTCACTACAGTGATCAGAGGGATTGTGAGGGTTGTCAAAATTTTAATCAGAATTTTGAAGGCAGCTCTGACAGTCATTAAAGCAGTCGTGACGCAAATCGGGCGATTGGCGGTTTCTGTCGGTAAGGTGCTAATGCGGCCTTTTGCACGATTGGCTGATCAGATCAATAAAGCAATCGCCGGTGTAAAACAATTTTTTAACAGCATTGCCAGAATCGGTATGTACCGCCTGATTCGGGGTGCGATTGCTGCATTAACACAGGGACTGCAGGAAGGAATGGAAAACCTTTATCAGTACAGCGTATTGATGGGAACTCAATTTGCAGGCTCAATGGATAAGATAGCTACCATGCGCTTTATATCAAAAACTCATTGGCGGCCATGGTATCCCCGATCATCAATGCAGTGGCTCCGGCTATTGAGTATCTGACTGATAAATTTGTAGGCTTCCTAAACACTGTCAATTTGGTCATTTCCAGGCTTACAGGAAAAGACACCTATACCGTAGCCAAACGGGTGGCTACCACATGGCAGGAAATCGGTGACAACACCGAGGATGCTACGAAAAAGCTGAAATCCTACACCATCGGAATTGATGAACTGAACATCATTGAAGAAACAGGAAGCGACAGCAACAGCGTGATCAATCCGGAACTGGATTACGGTTTGATGTTTGAAGAGCTACCAATCGATGACAACAAGATCACTGAATTTCTCGATAAATTAAAAGAGGCTTTTGAAAAGGGCGACTGGAAAACTCTCGGAACCATGCTTGGTGAAAAGGTCAATGAGGCTATCAGCAATGTTGACTGGGAAACTATCGGTGGGACCATAGGGACCTACCTGGATGGTGCTATCAAGACGGCCTATTATTTCCTGAAAGAAATCGATTTCACTGCAGCCGGGGTAAGTGTTGCTGATCTGGTAAACAGTTTTCTGGAAGCGGTTGATTGGGAATTTCTCGGGCGGTTATTGGTTGAAAGAATCACTTCCATGTGGGATTTTGTGATCGGGTTCCTGACGGAGCTGGACTGGGGTGAGGTCGGTCACAGCCTCTTTTCTTTCATCATCGGAGCACTTAGTGAATTTTCTGAATGGCTGGATGAGGTCGACTGGGTAAGCCTGGGGGAGACATTACTTGAAAAACTGAAAGATTTCTTTGAAGAATTCGACTGGAAAGAGATCATCAAATCAATTTCTTCTACCCTCGGTAAGGTGATGAAGGCCATGAAGGATCTGTTGACTCCTTTGTGGGAATCCTTTAAAGAGTGGTGGGATGAACATATCAAAGGAAAAGACTTCATCGAAACGATGCAGAACCTGGGGAAATACCTGGTTGATTTCGTGGATGAATATGTGATGACTCCTTTCTTTGATGCATTCTTTGGTGGATCGAAGGGTGAAGGAAAGATCGATCCAAGCAAGACACTGATGAAAAACATGGAGGCTTTCAAAGAAGGAGACACTGTTGATTTCGGAGAGATGTTCAAGTCTGTCATGACCGATGCGGATTTGTCCTTAATCGATAAATTCAAAATAGTCGGGCAAATGATCATGTATGGGGTCCTTTACGGTATACATGAAATCATCAAAGATAAGTGGTTGCTGTCTTTTTTGGTAGAGCCATTTCTCGCTTTGGTTTGTAAGCTGTTTGGAATCAATTCTCCGGCTACCACTATGTTTCCTGTAGGTAGGGACCTAATGCTGGGTATTCTTACCGGTTTACGGGAAAAACTTTCCCTCATAATAGGTTTTTTTGAAAATTTATTAAAGGATATCAAAGCTATATTGGGTTCCGGTGTTCGGTTAGTAGTCACGGCGATCGATGCTGCCAGCAGTGTGATCAAGGCGATCGGGCAAGCTGTCAGTGACGTAATTTCGGCCGGTTCCAGGTTAGTGATCACGGCAATCGACGCTGCCAGCGATGTGATCAGGGCAATCGGGCAAGCGGTCAGCGATGTGATTTTGGCCGGTGCCAGACTGGTAGTCACGGCAGTTGACGCTGCGAGCGGTGTAATCGAAGCGGTTGGTCAGGCAGCGCAGAGAATTGTCAGTGCCGGTGCTAATCTGGTGATCACGGCCATCGACGCGGCAAGCGGTGTGATCGAGGCGGTCGGTCAGGCTGCACAGAAGATCGTTACTGCCGGTGCTAATCTGGTGATCAAGGCCATCGACGCGGCAAGCGGTGTGATCGAGGCGGTCGGTCAGGCTGCACAGAAGATCGTTACTGCCGGTGCTAATCTGGTGATCACGGCCATCGACGCGGCAAGCGGTGTGATTGAGGCGGTCGGTCAGGCTGC